CCTTGTCCACCGGAATCCCCTCTGCGTTGACCCGGGGTAACTTGATTTCAACTATTGTTCGTCTCCCTGACATAGCTTAAATTTTGGATCTGTTTGTAATCTCAATAGGTCCTCATCTGATAGCTGAGTTATATCCAACTCCTCAAACTGTCCTGTCAGCTTGTAAAATAGTTGTACCTGTCGCACCGATGTGCAAAACCTGGTTAGAAACCCACTGGCATCTAAACCCCAATCAGGATTAGCCGCCTCCATGACGAAAACCTTCCACCAACGGCCCTCTCTTTGGATCCTGACATAGGTTGACATATAAGTTGTTGTGCGTAATGGCTACCTGACCGTTTCCAAAGACAGTTTCGTGTAGAAAACAAAAAGAAAAAAGCCCACCGCACATTTTAAAATTCATAATTCACTCTGCATTTTGATTTCTGAAAAACCCAAAAGTAGCTGTGATGCTTTCGGGCGTGATATTGGTTTTTCCATTTCTCCCCATTAAAGCTGTTTATCCTATTTTTAGCCATCAGTATAAACAAGTCCTTTGGGTAAAATCCAACCTGCAAAGCCATATTCATCACAAGGCAATGGCTAAAATGGTTTTTGCCACTTGAAACAACATCTTGGCATTTCAAAACCAATATCCCTTCATCTTGCAATAGCCTGTAAGTTTCTTTTAATGTTCCGAAGTAATGGTTTTTCAGTTCATCAAAATTTTTGTAGCCTTCAAATCTTTTAGCAATAATACTACTGCCTTTGTCATTCTCCTTGTATGTTTCACCTGCAATTACAAAAGGCGGGTCAAACATTATGCTTTTCATTGTTTCGCTTTCAAAAGGCAAATTGTCGCTACTTGCTTGCACTATATCAGGGCGCTTTGGTAGCAAATCTGTTTTGTGCTTTGGTTGTGGTAATGATTTCCAAAATTGCCCTATTGAATAAGTGCAATCAAGGTCAAAGCGTTCAATATCGTATAGTAGCATAATGTTTTCAATTATCTCATCATTGCTAAAAGATATTGATGTTATCGGTTCAAATCCGAAAAGTGTTTGTTTATTTGCCATCGCTTCTTTTTTCTTTTTGTTTCTGTTCTCGTTTCCAATTAAAGTTCATCCTAAATTAACCGCCACATACGCACAACATTGGTTTTGTGCAATAGGGGCTGACGTGGTTAATTGAACATTTGTACTTATATCGGACTTCTGTGGTAGGTTGAAAGTTCCGTTTCCAAAATCCCCTACTGCACAAAGCCAAGTACCGATCCATTCCGGAGTCTTACCGTTACGGCCGGGAAATAACCCGAAATACTCCTCATGTAATGTCGGAACTCATCCTCATCCCTCGTCTCTCTCATGATAAATGAGATTAATCCTTCGGTATGCAACGTTTTTTCTTTCATTCGTCAAGGTATCTGTAATAATATGCTTCTCCTGTTGCTCTCATTCCTGCAGTACTGTTTTTCCCCAGGCAAACTCTGCTGATCATTTCGGCTGTCACTCCGTTTCTTCTTGCTGCTTCTCGTGCAGTTTCATAAGTGTCAACGACATTGCCAAATTGATCCATTTTTACCACCCTTTTCCCATGTGACCTCCGGCTGCGTCCGTTATCAAAACCTCCAACCCAGGTCATGTTTAGGAACGGGAGAAATTCTTCTTTGAGGGTAGGATTCACCAATCCATCATCAACCATCCACTTCCAAATCCCCTCCACAAACTTCTCCTGTTTCATGATCAGAAACCGTTGTAGTCCAACTTTCCAAATTCCCGATCTATATACTCCTCCGGAGGATTCTCCTTCGTCCTGTTGTTAAACGTTCTGCTCTGAGATCCCTTCTTCTCGGACCAATTCACTACCCCTAACTTGCCGAAATCAATACTCTCTGCCTGGTTCTGAGTAAGAAATTGAATGAAGATGTTTTTCAGCCTGTTTCGTTCATCGTCAATTTTCCCCTTCATCTTCTTTAGAAAGTTATCTCTCTTGGCAAGTGCGTAGAGTTGCATATTCCCTTCCACACTCGGACGGATCTTCACAAACCTCTCTGCCATGAAATCCTTATAAGCCTCACTTGAATCCGGTTCCGGCTCATACCTCTGTATAAGGGCCTCGTTCTTCTCGGTTTCAGAGACGTTACCCATGGCCTCAGCTATGTCTGCAAGTCTCTTGGCTTCTTTTGCCGGCACAACTCTTTCATACCACCATGCTTTTGATAGGGAAAGGATCCGGTTCATCAGGGCCTCATCTCTCTGAACTTTCTCCACCACGAAATCAGCCCCATCTACAAGCATGGCAATCTCGGCATAATCAGTTTCCAATAGGGCCATATAGATATGGATCTGCGCAAGGTGATAGATAGGGATCCCGTCCTCCCATATTTTGCTCATCCAATACCCCATGTTCTTACATTCAAGCACGGCCTCCTCTTTCAGAGCTTCCCCGGTAATCAGGTTGTAGCCCCCCTTGATATTGATTAGACGGTCCACCTCTCCAAAGAGCCATGGATAGTTTGGGTTCACAATATAGCCGTTTAGGTTCCTGCAGTTGCGTACCGGCCGGTTGTTCTTGAAGTTCTCAATGTAACCATCCTTGGTGCCATCGTAGTACTGCCATATGTCTGCGATAGACTCCTCCTGATGCCGGCCCCAAAACATACGCTCATTGTCGTCTCTCCGGGGTTCAATGGAGCCTATCTTCTCATGGAATAGCCTGACCGCAGTATCATACTTGTTAATGCCAAGTACAGTCCCGATCTCAGATCCTCCTATGCCGTTTCTTCGGAACGCATACCACTCATCGGTATGGTGAGGGATATTGATAACCTTGATGTGACTTTTCATTGCTTTGGAGGATTGAGTTTGAGATTCAATGGTTCCAATTCCTTGAAGATCCTGGTGAAGATCTCCTGTAGGATGTCAGCCTGACCCTGCATCATCTCTCTCTGCTGCCTCCCCTCGTAGGATACATTATTGTACCATGAAGCATACAGGTGAGCCATGAGATCCACCAAGGCCTCGTGCTGACTGATCATTTTCTTGACGGCATTATACAGCTTGGCATAGTCAATATTTCGGCTATCCAGGATCTTATACTTGCCTTCTGCCCGGGCCTTCTGTTCCTTGTCAATCCATTTTTGGTTTGGATCCTGAAGGATCTCCATTGCCCGTTTAACCTCTTTGTCCAAGGTATCCCAATGAAGCTCTTTCCACCGGTCAAGCTCCTTGGCGCACTCCCAATTATTTGTTATTGATTTTTCGTCTGCCATGACTTTTAGTATATGTAAACAATTTGATCTTCAGTAATGAAATGGTACTCTACATCGTCCATAATCATAACGCTTGCTCCTTTTCGCTTATACTGCACCCGGTTCCCCTGGGATACGTCTTCACAACCGGGACCACAGGCAACAACGTTACCTATGATCGGCTGCTCTTTTACAGTCTCCGGGATATGGATCCCTCCCTCACTTTTCTCCGGAAGGTTCTCCGGAAGTATCAGTACTGCTTTCCCTTGTAGTCTCATCATCCTCAAATATTACATCTGTGATTTCATATTCAAATACCGGAAGGTTATTGTCCTCTCCCTTCTCCGGGCCTCCCCTCAATTCGCTTAGTGCATCATAAAGCTCCTTCGGAAGGTTGTCAAGGTTATGGAACCTGACCTGGGCTTCCTCCCTGTTGCGGATCTCTATCCAATACGGCATATGGAGGTAGGTCCCTCCTTCGGCAATTTCAAGCCTCATGGCCATTGAATAAAGAAATTCAAGTACCTCCTTGGGTATCTTCAAATCAAAATCTGCTGCGTTTACTGCTTCTTGGTCCATGGTTGTATAGTTTAAAATGGTAGTGTATCATCGTCTTCTTTTTCATAGAAAGTAAATGTAGGCCCGGGAGACGGGACGCTTTTCTGTCTCTCATTCTCCTCCTTGAATTCCTCATCCTTCCGGGGATCAAATAACTTCTTTGAAGCATCAAGGACAAACCGGCCACCGGCCTTCATGATCATCCGGACACGGTCCTCAACGCCAATCTCCTCAAACCGGATCTTCTCAGTTCTGATAATGGTCGGTGCATTGGGAACCACATACCACTTCTCGTCTTCATCCATGTCAGCCAGGGCCAATCCCTGTCGTCTCGCTGCCTCAGAGGATATCTTCTTCAGTTTGTACCGGTGTATCAGGATCCCGATATCTGCCTTCTCTTTCCATGCAGAGGATCCCTTGATGTCATATAGAGACGGCATTTTGTAGTTTTCTCCTACCTGCTCGATCTTACGTGGGTGTACTATGATAATCCCGTGGAGATCCCAATAGTCGTTGAAAGCAATCAACCGGTCAAGCTGCTCACTTATGAAGGTGGTTTCCTGTTGCCACTTAGGTTGCTCATGCTCGATCTTATTCCAGGCATCAATCACATAGCCAAAAATATTCTCAGTCTTCTTTAGGTACTCCAAGTACTTCAGGATGTTGTCAAGGGTATTCACCTTGTCTGCCCGGCTCTTGTCTCCATCCCAACGCTCGAAATTCTTCCTGTCCGGAGAGATCACAAAGAAGTGCTTTTCAACCCATCTTTTTGTTGTACGGAAAGCCTCGTCTGACAGAGAGTTTTCCCCAAGACCTTTACGAATATTCATCCCTGTTGCAGCCTCTATGATCTTGGCATATTCCCTCGCCACCGGCCGGTTCTCGGGAGTAAACATAGCCCACCGCAGATCCTCCTTCTCATTGTGTTTGATCATCTCAGTCAGCCACCAACGGATCCACACCGACTTGCCGGCACCCGGAACCCCTGTGACAAACGTGATGAGCTTTGGTTTAACCGTAAACAACCGGTCCACCTCCGGCACCCCACACCCTAATCCCGGAATGAATCCATTGTTCCGGATCTTATCAAGGTCATCAAGTATCATATGCAACCGTAGTACTCCGGCCACCGGTACGCTGCTTATGTTGTTGTAGCAATCAATCACCCCTTGCTTGCCCAGGGGTGGCAGATTTTTATTCCTATTGCCGGCCAAGACTTCGTTGATGTCCTTGTACCCGGGAGGATAACGAATGATCCTGCACCGGTCCTTTCCAAGTAGCATAGCCAAATGTTTCCGGAGTAATCGGCCGGCCTCATCTTCATCTATACTCAGGTAGAACAGATCTACATCTGCAAAAACGCTCTTGACAAACTTATCTTCAAGCCAGGCAAACTCTTTCGTGAATACTTTGGCGGTGACTGATGGCGCACCCTGCGGTACGCTGATAGTATTATCGTAGCCACACTCAACCCATGTCATTGTATCCGGCTCACCCTCGGTAATGATTACAATTCTTGGCTCCTTCTTATTCTCCGGATCATCAAAGTTGAGATTCTGTAAATTCCATGGAATAATCCTGGTGCCAAGTGACTGAGGTAACTGAAATACTTTTGGAGTCTTACTTCCCGGAGTCCAATCAATGTTCTTGAATTTGACGTTTACGAGAGTGAGGTTCATGAAGTACGGAAAACAGACATAGGCATCTCCGTTGCTTGTCATCTCATAAACCCGACACTTTTTAATTGTTGCAAGACTGAATCCTCTCCCCTCTAAATATGCCCGGACCTTCATGGTCAACTGCCTCTCCTTTGATGGCATCCGGCTCTCCTTATGCACACGATCATAATGATCTTGAACGTCAAGATTCCCACTCCAACCACAATGATTGCAACGATACCACCTATTCCCAGGCTCGTCATTTACCGTCAAGCACAACGCACCCTTATGTCTTGTCCTTTTAGAGTCACATTCAGGACAAATTGTGGCGTACCTTACCTTGCCGGGCTTCGTCTTGATCCCCTTGTCCTCAAATGTCACCATCAGGCAGATATTTTTCGCTCTTTTCGTTCC